TCAGGTTGGCGCCGTGCAGGTTGGCGCCGTGCAGGTTGGCGCCGTGCAGGTCGGCGTCGCGCAGGTCGGCGTCGCGCAGGTCGGCGTCGCTCAGGTCGGCGCCGTGCAGGTCGGCGCCGTGCAGGTTGGCGCCGCTCAGGTCGGCGTCGCGCAGGTCGGCGTCGCTCAGGTCGGCGCCGTGCAGGTTGGCGCCGTGCAGGTCGGCGTCGCGCAGGTCGGCGTCGCTCAGGTCGGCGTCGCGCAGGTTGGCGTCGCGCAGGTTGGCGCCGCTCAGGTCGGCGTCGCGCAGGTTGGCGTCGCTCAGGTCGGCGCCGCGCAGGTCGGCGCCGCTCAGGTTGGCGCCGCGCAGGTTGGCGTGGTACAACGACGGCGTCGCGAAATTTTCACGCAACCACTCCCAGTAGACATGCCCACCGTTTCGGAGAACGTGCTCCGCGTTCTGGGTGGTTGACAGTTCAAGCTTACCGTCGATTGCTAGCTTATCGAAAAGCGCAAGCCCTTCGATGCAGGCTTCCTTTTCTTTTAGTTCTTCTCTAGTGATGATGTTCATGCTTCACCCAAGAATGAGAAGTCACTATGTAGGATTCCGAATCTCTTTCCGTGCGTCTCAAGCAATCGGGTTTGAACGTAAACGTTAGTATCGTAAATTTCCTCACACGGCGAAGCGATGTAGACGTGTTCCGTTCCTTCCAGATACACGTAGACTCCAGAGCTACGGAGCGCTTCCGCTACTTCTTTAACCGTTGTTGGCCCAGTGTAGATCTTGAATTTGTAGTTCATACTTCACCTATCGGCATTCTTCCCTTGAAACTTTAATTCTTGATCTCTCTTCCGTTCTGGTATCTGGCAATGATCCACTCCCAGTTGCGGCAGAATGCATCATTGTCCACACAGTAAGGAGCATCTGGATACTCAGGGCAGTGTGACTTGATGATGAACAGTTCTTCACTTCTCGCGCTCTCACGCTTTGCGTAATCACGCGCTTCGTTCTCTGTCTTGAAGCGCGGGAGTATGTCTGGGTTGGTCATGTGTCACACGATGGAATCCAGGAACTTGAAGAGCTTGCTGGCAAGCTCTGAGCGCATGTCCAGCATCGGGAAGTAGCAATGTCCGCCTTCCGTATCGGAATCGCAAGCTTCCTTGATTGCCCATGCTTCGTGCTCCGGAATGTCGTGTTCCCCTACTCCATGCTTGTAGAGAACGTTGGACCATCCGTAGCGATAGCCAACGAAGCAGATAGCTTCGAAGTCTGCCTCAGTGAGTGAGAGATGATACATGGCTCACCTATCGGCCCGGAAATCGAAGTAAACCCGTGGCGAATGCATGAACTCCATGCTTCCCTTCACTCCATCCGACTTGCGCCGGACCACGACGAAAGGTGCCGCGAATCCAAGGACTTCGAATTCCTGGGTCAGTTCATCCGTTGTCCACTTGCGCTTCTTGTCCTTCGCAAAGTCTTCCAACGGTTTTCCGTTCTCGATCATGTTCCTTCTAATGTCTTCCGTGTTGTCCATTGCTTCCCTTTCGGTTTGCTGGGTGGGTTCTGTCCTTTGCTGTTCGCTTCAACGCAAGGTGTATCGTCCAAAAACATACGAGACTTGAGGCCAAGATGCAAGTTTTTGTGATGTGGCGATGGTAATGAGATGATGGGATATGGTGACAAAAAGCGTGCCAGTGTAGAAGCTTCTGTTTGGAAATCAAATAGTTGTTATGACTACTTTTTGAAAGTATATGGAATAACCGTATATGGTAGCATCGGATAAAAGGGGTAAAAGTTCACGGGAAACCCTTACGTAGGTTTTTGATTTTTGTAGGGTGTAAAAACATAGGGTTTTCGCCGCCCGGTCTTTTTAGAGCTATCCCCCCTGCCATTTCCGTGCCAATTGCTCACGTCCGCTCTAACTCGTGCATCTGGCACGCGCGTTGTTTGGTTCTGATAACCTCAATTATGGTGCGCTGGCCACGTGCAAGCTGGGTGGTGGACACAAGATGCGGCCGAACACGCGCGCGAGACGCGGGCGGGCGTCGCGCGAGGGACCCGAAGGGTCCTCATAGCCCACTCACATTGGAGCGAGCATTCCCAGACGCACCCCCCCCACCTTCTTCTCTTAATTTCATCCCTATCCTCTCTCTATCTATCTCTCATACAAACAAGAATCATCATCATCATCATGCACACGCCATACGATACGCTCGTGTTTGCGCACCCAGCGCGGGCACATCGCGCGCACACAAACGCATACGGTGAGAGTGATCAGTAGAGGGATCTCCCATTGCATTTTCCATAAACACGTGAATACTTCCTTCATGGAAAATACCTTCGTCTCCCACGACATCCGCCGCTGGCATTCCAGCCCGGAGCACTGGAGCCGTTCCCCGCTGGCGAAAGCCCTGACGAATCTGCGCCACGTGTTCGGTGCGTTCTTTGTGCGCCGCTGGCACTTCGTGTGGAGCCTTTCCGATCCAACCCAGTGGCGCTTGGTGCGTGCGAACCCTGATGGCTTGAGCGGAAAGTCGGTTGCGCGCGGCAAAACGAAGCGCCTGGAGCTTGTGAATCTGTTCGACATGCCCGGGATGGTGATTCCAGCAACCTGGGATTCCTGGTTGGGACTCCCCGACAGGCTTGACCCAGGGCTTCAGGAACCGGCCCGCCCCGCCACGATCGCGCCTTCGAACGGCTCAGGAGACGGCACCCCCCCATCCGGATCGATCCTGGGGCATCCTGGCGCGTTCGCCTATCCGCAAGGTTCCGCGCTGCGAGATGCGATCCTTTTGCGCTACTTCGAACTTGCGAAGCAGCCTCACCCCACCCTGTGGCCGAAGGTTTTGCCACCCACGATTCCGGAATCTGAGTTTTTTGCGGTCTTCGATTGGCAAAGGATCGCGAAATTGGTAGGGTCGCCTGGGTGAAAGCAAGATCAAGCGTCCTCCCACCCGGCGCCCGCGGCCGGCGCTACAAGCTCTTCCCCGACGGGGATGTGTTCATCTACCGGAAACGGCCGGACGATGGCTCCCTGGAACCACTGGCCCGGACGGATGAGGCGGGGGACAGCGTGGCGCTGCAGTTCCACAACGTGGAAGAGGCGAAGGGCTACTTGCGTGCAGAAACGTTGAAGGATTTCGCAGGACAAACCATCATCATCGCGGAAATCCGAAGGCTTTTCGTTGTGGAAGCGGAGGAGAAAGTCAAGGTTTCGCTCACGGAGAAGAAGCGAATGCTTGCGGAACCCAAGACTTCTCGCACACTGAAGGTGGACGTTTCGGTTGAGAAAGAGGAAGGCCGAGAAACGGCATGAAGTTTCATCACCGTAAGCTAACGGAAATGGAACGATTGTCGATTTTGATGGCGATAGTTGCCGTCATCACAGCGTGGGCGGTTGGGAGAGCAATAGGATGAGCCAGCAAACCATCTCGATCCTGGCAGTCTGCTTTCTAGCCGTAGCAACCGTTGTTGCTGTAGCTTTCTCCGGAAGCAACGCCACCCAGGTCATCGGTTTCGCAGTCCTCATCTGCGCGCAATTGATTCAATTGATTGGAACAGTAAGATCAATCAAGACGGTGGATTCAATACACTGGCTTGTCAATTCAAACATGGGGATTCAGTTGAAAGTTAGCTCGATTGCTCTTCGTAGGATCGCAGAGCTTACCAAAGATCCTGTAGACAGCGAGGCTGCAATCTTCGCCGAGAAGCAATACGAGGATCATATGAAGCGACAGAAGATCGTGGATCAGCCATGACGCAACGGCAAGCCATCATCCACCCACCCAGCGTGGAACAAGTCATCATCCAAGTTGTGGAAAATCCAATGTTTGGAAAGGTGACAACGTGCTACGACATGAAGGGAAACGCGCTCTTCCAGAGAACCGATCCACATGGCGAACAATCTGATTCTGGACCCAGGGCTCAAGTCCCGACTGCAGAAGGCTGCGACGCAGATCGGGGCCAAAAGCCTTGAAGAGCTAGCAGTCGCGCTCCTGGACGGTGGCTACCTTGGCAAGACCAAGAGCCCCCTGGAGATCATGCGCCTGCCTCGCGAAGAGGTTGGGCGCGCAATCCTTTCCCAGATCAAGGAAGGGGGCGACGAGCCAGAATTCTTCCGGAATCTGATTCCCGCGCAGCAACATGCGGTGATTCTGCATTTGATCCACGAGGGATCAGCGGCGCACAGCGTTGCGAGTAGATTCTGGCTTCCCGTGGAAGAAGTCATCCGAGTCTACAACCGATACGCACAACTCATCGGGGAAGACGTTCTCCAGGTTCGGTTTGAATCCTTCGTCGGAATGCTCACCCTGCGCGTGGAAGATCTCTACCATCGAGCACTTCAGGAGGAGAAGGGTGGACCGAAGGTGGCTGCGGACATCCTGTTCAAATACATCAACACAATGCAGCAGCTTGGCGTTGTGTATCGCGCACCAGTCAAGGTGGAACATTCGCTCACAGAAGGAGCACAGGAAGAGGTAGAGAAGGAAGCGCATCGGATTGTCGAGCTACAAAAGAAGCTGAAGGGCAGGGTGGAAAGTGGCGACGCCGGAACAACTGAGACAACACCGGCTTGATCTTGAGAGGAAGTATTACCTCACCGAAGATGGATTCCTTGACTACGTTCGGGACTTCGGGGCTGCGCCTGATGCGACAGACGAGCTTCACGGAAGAGTTGCTAAGGAAGTTCTCAATAACCTTCTCCGTGGCAAAAGGAAGGTTCTACTACTGCTTCCACGTGGATCTTTCAAAAGCCATGTGTTTAACGTAGGTCTTTCGTGCTGGCTCATCGTCAGGAATCCGAACATTCGAATTCTTGTTGCCTCGGAAACTTTCAAGCAGGCTGTCACGTTCACTCGCCTGTCTCGCCAACTTCTTGAAAGCGCGAAGCACATCGAAGTCTTCGGAAGACATGACAAGCAAGTTGGATTCAGCGATCATGAGTTCACGAGCGCGCAAAGAACGGCGCAACTCAAGGAACCGACGGTAACCGCGACCGGGACGGATCAAGTGCGAACTGGAATGCACTATGATCTAGTGATCGGGGATGACTTCGTTTCGCAGGAAAACACCAAGACTCCGGAAGCAATCCAGGGCACAGCGAACTGGGTCGGCGAGACACTGGCTCAGTTGGATCCTGGCGCCATGTGGCTGCAGCCAGGCACACGGCACCACTTCCACGATCAGCACGGGAAGATTCTGACCGACAAGGCAATCCGCGCGCAGTTTCATTGCATCGTCCACAGTTACAAGAACGTGGATGGAACTCTACTTTTCCCACAGAGATTGTCTGAGGAATACGTTCAAGCGCAGAAAGCGCTACTTGGAGTAAAGTTGTGGAGCGCGTTCTACCTAAACGCCCCCCAGTCCGACGAAACCGCCCTCTTTAGGCAGGATCAGTTCCATGTTATCGGCGATCACGAGATTCCTAGAAATTGTTACACTTGCATTCTTACTGATTTTGCTTCTGGTGAGAACAAGCGAAACGACAGAACGGCTTTGTTTGTTGTTTCTCTTAATCCTCATCGTGACGCTTTCATCCGTGAGGTTAGGATTGGCCGTTGGTTGCCTGACGAAGCAATCACGCAAGCTCTCCTCCTTTACCAAAAATGGCAGCCATACTTCGTTAAAGGAATGACGATGGAGAAGACAAGCCACTCCGAATGGGGGAAGGCTTCTCTTCGTAGGCTGGCTGAGCAGTTCGGGATCAGGCCAGTCATCATCGAGATTGGCGGAAGATCACAGGAAACCAAGGTTCAGAGAATCCAGGCGCTACAACCACGATTCGCTGACGGTGGAAGGTTGTATTGGTCGGACAAGATCCGACTGTTCGATCCTGACCTTTGGGACACCATGGTTCGCGAGTTCTGCGAATTCCCGTTTTCACAACATGACGACATTCCTGACGCACTCTCGGATCTCGACAAGCATCGTGAGGAAGGTGGCTTCTATGTTCCATCGCCGCCTGTCGGATTCAACCCTGCTCGTATCATTGGTGCTAGGCAATGGAAACCTTCCGTCGTTGACGGACAGTATAATTCCACTCGCGAAGTCGATTGGCGCGAGATGGTTAAACATCACACGCGAGAAAAGGATGACATATGGTCGCAAGACGTTGGGAACAATTCTCCGAATCAGGGATCCATCTGGAAGCGAGGCGGATAACTGTCCAGATTCAGGATCTCATCCGACAGATCATCCCTGACGAGAATCGCTGGTGCGCGTGCATGTTCGGAATCGACAAGCTTCTCACCGCGCACATTGAAGCAGCCACCGGAACCAGGGTCGCCGGGCCGCTCAACTACAACTTTCCCGCCAGGACCGCGGAGGAGATCGAAGCCACCCAGGGCCACGACGCCACCAGGATCCGGCCGCAACGTAGCAGCGAGGCAGCGCGCGAGATGCCCAGGCCGAGCAATCCAGCGCCCGGCCCCGTTCCAGTGAATCCCACCCAGCCGCGCAAGCCGCGTCTGCCCTACTGACATGAACGTTGCCAGCGTTCCGTGCTTGCGATGCCACAAGGCTACAAGGATCACTCGCGGGCAAGCGAAGGTTCTTCCTCGGCTAGCTGATGGTTCTTGCGTTCTGTTCTGTTCGTCGGCTTGCCAGCGAGACTACATCAGAGAAGTCGGAGAAAAGGAGAAGCGTGCGGCAGTGAAGCTCCATGCAGAGAATCTTGGAATGGATGTTGAGGATCTTCCAAGATGAATCGAGTTGCGTTCTGTAGCGTGAATCTTATTGGAGACACAATCACACAGTCTCCAGCCATCCGTGAGTTTAAGCGTAGGAATCAAGGAAAGCACGTCACGTGGGTGATGCAAGAGTCGCCGATGATGAGCTATATGCTTGGACTTAGTGGTGACGTGTGTGATGAAGTTTTAGCAACTCCAGATTGGGAAAGTCTTCGCAAGGGAACACATTTTGGTTCGAACGTGACGCATTACGTCATGTCGTGCAACGAAGCATTCGAGATTGGACACAAGAAGAATTGTCACATATCTCAGGCGTATGCTGACATGGTTGGAGTATCGATTGCTCCACACGACATTCTTCCTAAAGTCAAGGTTCCGGATAGTGGAATTGGATGGCTGGTTCCGGAACCTGACACCATGGTCATTTCTCCGAACTCTGCTAGCAATGACAAGAAGGGCGATGGCTTTTCAGGGAACAAGGTCGCTCCATGGACGACGTGGTTTCGCCTGTATGAGATGTTCCGCAAAGAAGGAAGGGTGAATCGCGCAGTTATTCTTCTCGGCCCAGATGATCCGCACCCTCCAATTCCGATTCAGGTGCATAGGCTTCCGCTAGAGCAGGCAGTTCGATTCATTTATGATGCGTGCCAGAATGGAGGGATCTACGCAGGGGTAGACAACGGAATCACGCACATTGCTGCAGGACTTAGAGTTCCTGTTTTCTGTATCTACTGCGAAGGAATCGCAGAAAGCTGGGTGAGTTATTCTGGATTCCCTCATTACAGGATCGCGAAGGTGAATCCTGCGCACTGCCGAGTCACGGACATCTGGGCGCACTGGAGAGGTGGACTCCGTGACTGACACATTGGTAGACGTGTGCATTCCCATGCACAATGCATTTGACTATGTTCTCAAGTGCATTAACTCTCTATATATCAACACAAGTGCGAAGATTCGTTTAGTTATCCATGATGATGCAAGCGATGATGAGAATGCCACACTGGTAAGAACATTTGCGGAACACTGTAGCGCTCCAATTCTTCTCGCCAGATCAGAGCATCAGTGCTGGTTCACAACGTCTGTGAACAGATGCTTAAAGTATATCCAGAGCGAATGGGTTCTCGTAGTCAACAGCGATGTCCAAATACTGGACAACGAGTGGCTTGAGAAGCTAATTCACATCCACAACAGCAATCACAAGTGTGGGCTGATTGGCTGTCCTGACAACACGATAGGTCAGGAACTTTTCCAGGAGACGTGGCAGAAGGTTCAGGGGCATTTCTGGTTTTTCAACAGTAGCAATTTTCCATTGGTTGGACTGCTCGATGAATCGAACCAGGACAACATCCACATTCGCAGCGATGACGAGTGGAGCGAGCGTTGGCGGAAGCACGGCTTCCGGACCTTCATCGCCACCAACTTGCGCCACCGTCACGGCGGTGACTCCCACCCAGCCGGTGGAGCTTCCTGGGGGCGCAATCTTGCAGCCATGCCCACGAGGCTTGAGCATGTAGCCCTGGCTCGATCGACTCCTCCAGCAGTCTTGGTGGACAAGTGCTAGTCACCGTTGTCACCCCATGTTCCAGGCCAGAGAACTTGAAGCTTATGCTTCCTGGAATTGAGACGACGTTGTTCGAAGTTACGTGGCAGATTTGGCACAACATCAAACATTCGAGCCCGTCAAATTCCCCATCTTCAAGTGTCGTGAAAGTAGACAGCAGGGTCTACGAACATGATGGAGGGTGGGGTTATCCAGCAAGAAACATGGCTCTTGAATGGATTACGGATGGACTCGTTGCTTGGTTGGACGATGACAACCTGATTCGTGAAGGGTTTTGGGACAAACTTCTTCATAGAATGATTGATGGATTCAAGGGAGTGATTTTCGGGCAGCAGTGGGAAAACAGGTTCATGGTTGCCTCTGTCATTCCAGGGCAAGTTGACATTTGCCAAGCAGTGTTCCATAGAAGTATCATAGGCAATGACAGGTTCGTTCTTGGTAAAGAAACTGCAGATGGCCACTGGATAAATGATATATTTATGAAGCATGGCAGTGAAATAATGCTTGATGACTTCAACGTCTACTACAACAAACTTCGGTGGAGCCAATGACAGTTCCTGTTTACACACCGAACACGAACTACTCGGAGCAGCAGTGGCCAAGCATGGCAAAGCTACTTGCGGAGCATAGTGGGAAGGAAGTTGACTATCTCGAAATAGGATGCTGGGAAGGACAGACCACGAGATGGCTACTTGAGCAGAATCCAAAGTGCATTGTCACTGTAGTTGACACGTTTTTTGGATCTCCAGAGATTCCTCAGGTTGGGGGACAAAAATCAAGGTTCCTTCACAATGTAGATGAGTTTAGAGGAAGAGTATTCGTAAGGCATGGAGAGTCCAGGATTGAGCTAAGAAGGATTGACGTTCAGTTCCAGTTTGACTTCATCTATGTCGATGGATCTCACGAATGCCATAACGTCTTGGAAGACTCGGTTCTTGCTTGGCACCTACTGAAGACTGGAGGGATTCTTCTTTGGGATGACTACGGCTGGGGACCTGGGCCGAAGATGGCGATTGATGCCTTCCTCACTTGCTACGGTGGAAGATACGAAGAGCTTCTTCGTGGCTGGCAGATTGGAGTTAGGAAGTTGAAATGAAACTTTCTGCAGTCATCAACTATTCTTCACACGATCACATGTTTCTGAATGTGTGCGTTGAGCAGGCCGCTAAGTTCTGCGATGAGATATTCGTCGTTGCCATGGATAGAAAGTGGAACGGGGAAGAAGAGGACCTGTCTAAATTCGCCAAAGACTTTTCTAATCCAAAAGTTTGTTGGGCAACCGCTCACTATAATGCAGTTCCAGTTGGAGTGATTCCTGGAAATGAGCAGAGGGCACTTGGTGCAGAATTGGCTCTTTGCAAAAAAAGCGATGATAGATTCGTATTGTTTCTAGACCTTGATGAGATTATCGACACAGAAAGTTTTGGGCAATGGTGGCATTGTGGTGGACCTGGAAAGTTCAATGGCGGCGGCCTTACTCAATATTGGTATTTCAGGGATTCAACCAATAGGGCAAGGGCGATAGAAGCGAATACGATCATCGCTCGTTCAACTTCGTTCACCCCTGGATTGCTAAGGACGCCAGGATTGGAGCGAGAAGTTCTTGGAAGGATCATGTTGTTTTCTGGGGGAGCATTTAGCAGTGACTACAGCCTTCCACTGATCCATCACTTCTCTTGGATTGGACCCAAGGAGCGACTTCTAACCAAGGCGCGATGCTGGAGCCACAGACATCAAAGGGATTGGGTGAGACTTGTCGAGGAGGAATACTCTCATCCATTCAATGGAAAGGACTTCATTCACGGATACTCTTACGATAAGGTAGAACCGCCATTCAAGTTCGAAGGTTGCTTATGAGCAGAGTCGTTAGCGGAAGGCCACCAAGAATTGCGCTTGCGCAACAAGGAGGGCTCGTCTACAGCGACGACTATCTTGATGGCTGGAAGTGGGGATTCGAGAAGATTGGATGCGAAGTGAGGGAATGGGACATTACTCCACTTCACAATATTCCACTTTCAAGAAACACAATCTACTCAGCTAGGAATTGGGGAGATCTTCCTCGTGGATTCGCTAGGCAGATCCTAGAATGGAAACCTGACTTGGTGTGGGTTCACCATGGGAGATATGGAATCCACATTAGCCAATACATCCAAGAGGCAGGAGTTCCGATCGCTTGCTATCTGTGCGATGAGCCGTATGAAACTGGAGAGACGATGCTGTATGCTCCAAGATACACTCACGTCTTCACGATGGATCATTGCACGATTCCGTTGCACAAGGGTATGAGGGGAAACGATAGCGTTTTTTACCTACTTCCTGGGGTAAACACAGACAGATTTTCTCCTGGAAAGCATCAGAGAGGATACGGACCGGATGGCGTATTCCTAGGAAATGCTTCCCTAGTTCCTCGTCCTTGGTTCTTCAGGCATCTTGAATCAGCGACGAATGGCAAGGCGTCTCTTGGAATCTACTACTGGAACACTGTCAACAAGCAGCATCCAGGATGGATAGGTCTTGACAAGTATCCAGCCCTCCTGTCTTCAGCGAAGATTGGGCTCAACGTTCACAGGTCCCCTAGCATCACCGAGGATTGCTACAAAAGACGTGTGATGAGTGGAAGAAACGCAAGGACTGTTCTTCCGGAAGGATTCAAGTTCTGTTCAAAAGAACCGAAGGAATGGGGAACTGGATTCTGGAATGACCTTGATCTTCCAGCGAGCCACATCAATCCGCGATTCTTCGAGACTGGCGCCCTTGGCGTTTTTCAGATCAGCGATTCGAACAGGTCTGAACTTGCAAGACTTTTTCCTGATTCAGTCGTTGCATCGAATCCAGAAGAGTTCGTAGAGAAGTTCTTCTACTTCCTGGACCATCCTGAAGAAAGAGAAGAAAGGGCAAAGCAATGCTGCGACCTGATATTGTCCCGTCACACATACAAGCACCGATGCGCGGAGATCCTTCTCCGAGTTGGCTTGTGGGAATCCATTCCGGAAAGCCTATCATCATCCTTGGGGCTGCAAGGGGACTGGACTCACACCCAGAGCTTTCAAAGCTCACCGGAAACGTCGTCATCGGAACCAACTGGACACTCGAACTCTGCGACCCAACCTACCTCCAGATTGTTGACGCCAACGTCTGGAACCACCAAGCCGAACGGATCACAACAAGTTCGTCGATTGTAATTTGCACAACTTCAATCTTTGGGAAGGGATCGATCTACTCTGCGAAGTCTCCTCAGGTCGCAAGAGAGTTGGGGAAACAGAAGCCGCATCAGTGCTACTTCCGGATCAAAATGCAGGAGGGAGGGTATCGCGATCCGAAGACGGGCTTCTTCCACCGCCCGATGTCGGAGCCGTTCTTTGTCTCAGATCCCACCCAGCCGTTCTACTTCGGCGGAAATTCTGTTTGCTATGCCTTGCAGTGGGCAGAGATTATGGGCGCGTCGAGCGCTATCCTCATGGGATTTACCCTTCGATCTGGCAGCGGCTACTTCTTCATGCCGGAAGGCCAGAAACCCACACGCCATTCCGGAATCTATGAAGTGGACCGCGCCTTGGGTTTTGTGCGGGCGCTGGAAGCCAGGAAACCAGGGTGGGCGAAGGTAGTGGACGGATGGGATGGTCCTCTCTACGATCTTCTCCCGCGAACCTCGCTTGCGGCGGCGTTTTCTCAACTTGGCGCCTCACCTTCCAGGGCCGTGAGCGAGGCGCATCAAACACCGAAGGTTCCTTGGTGACCCATGGGCAGGCACGAAGACAGCAAGAAGCGGCGCGTTCCTGAGATCGAGGTTCACTGGCCAGGGAAGGGTAGCGATCACATCGCGCATGGCTTCGACACTTCTCCGTGCCACATGCACAGGCTTTCTGACTACAAGGGCGGGGAGGAGAGCGCGGAGCACGAGGCGACGGAAACTCCAGCCTACGAGAAGATGGAGCATCAGGGGACGATGGGGATTCGAGTCCACAGCAACACTGCGGAAGCTGAGAGGAAAGAACATGCCGGCTAAATCAAAGCGGCAACTCAAGAAAGCCTACGCAGAAGCTTCCAAGGGGAAGAAGTGGGCGAAGAAGATGATTGAGCACACTCCTCGCAAGACAAGAAGCAGGATGATGAAGGGGAAGAAATGACAATCGATCGGGGATTTAATCCGATCATCGAAAGAGCAGACGGAAAAGGAGGATCGTCTCTTCCGAACATTAAGCTTGCTCTTGGTCACGTTTCGAAGAGAAAAGCCCCGAAATCTGCAGGAACGCATTCGTTCGATGAAGGTCCGGAGTCTCTTGGAGATCCAGAACAACATGGCCAGTGGATCTCAGACCGACTTGGATTCAAAAATGAAGCGAAGAATCCAGAAGTATCAGCAAGGGCGAAGCAGGTAATCAGGAACGAACTCGGAGCAACGAAAACAACTCTCGAATACCTGCGAAACAAGTGGCTGATTCTCTACAGGTTGTATCGAGGAGAATCGCTTAGCAGATTCTTCTATCGCCAATCGAACTTTCATGCTCCAGAGCCATACAAGGCGGTGGAGACGATAGTTCCGAGAATCATGGCAGCGTTGTTTGAGAACGAGCCATGGTTCAAGTTTATTGGTGAGAAGATGAGCGATGATATGGCTGCCCAGATGATGGAAGCCTACGTTTCCCATCAAGCGAGGGAAGTAGACTTCGTTCGTAGGTTTGAGCCAATCATCAGAGATATCTGCATCTACGGAAGCAAGCCACTCTACGTTCACTGGAAGCAAGAGTTCCGTGAAGTGAACTATAGGCGTCCAAGGAGAATGCCGAATCCGAGACTTCCTGGAAGCTCAATGATTCAGCTTGAGGAAGTGTCTCAGGAAGAGTTCGTTGCCGACACGAACGAATTTAGCCCACTTGACATCTACGACTTTTACGGTCCTCCTCTTGCGAGTGATGTCCAGGTTGCAGAATGGTGCGGGCACAGAACTCTGTATACTGTGGACAAGATGAAGTCTCAGATAAAGTCTGGGATGTGGGACAACGCGGACGAGCTTGCGGATCTTTCTGGGCAAGACAGTGCAAACTTCGATGATGAATTCAAGCAGCGTCGCTCGTATTCGATCGGAGTCTGGACTCCAAGCGCAGAGCTTCAGTCGAATTATGTTGGACACTACGAAGTGTTCGAACGATGGGGATTGTTTGATATTGACGGAACGAATGATCCCGTTCCGTGTCAGATAGTCGCAATCCAGCCACGTGGAAGATGCGTCATTGTCAGGGTGAGCAAGAATCCGTATTGGCATGGAAGAAAGCCATACGTCCTCCCGAGATATACAAGGTTGGATAATGAACTCTTCGGAATCGGAGTCATCGAACCAATCGCAAAGCTTTCACTTGAGCTGGACGAGAAGCGCCAACTTGAGCTTGCAGCGCAGAATCTTTCTTCAAATCCTGCGCTTATCGTTGGGGATGGTGCTAACGTTCCTGACGAGCAGCTTGTCATTCAACCAGGGCTCGTTCTTCGTGCTGGATCGACGGACGACATCAAGCCGCTCATCATTCCTGACGTTAGCGACGCAGCGATCAAGGGAGCGGAGCGCATCAAGCAGGACATCCGTGAAACGACAGGCGCGTCCACGACGATGCAAGGTGGATCGGACGCCGCGTCAGGCAGCGAAACGGCGACTGCGGTATCTAGGAAGCTTGATGAGGGATCGGTGAGAATCAGGGGAACGATCACCAATATCGAGATTGATGGAATTGTTCCACTTCTCGATATGTGGATTTGGAACAATCAGCAATTCACTTCGGTTCCTATGGTGATACGAGAAATCGGAAGCACTGGACTGAAGTGGCCAACAGAGATGGTTGTTCGCCCAGAATCCATTACCGGGAAGTTTAGGGTTATGGCACTGGCTGGATTCCGCCTGAATCAACATCGAGTGATGACTCAGCAGCTTGTCAACCTTCTCGATCGCGCTCCAGTCATCAACCAGCTTCAGCCTGGACTCATCAGGATCGACGAACTTCTATTCCGTGTGTTACGAGATGGATTCGGATTCAAGGACGCATCCGACATCATCAACATGGATACGGAAAGGATGGGCCTTCCTTCGGCACTGGAAGAGGAAGAACTCTGGATGCACGGAGAGGTTCCTCCTGTTCGAAAGGGAGAGAATCTTGTTCGCCACATCCAGTCACACTCCATGTGGCTTCGTGGGGAAAAGGCGAAGTGGCTCCTGGAGCGGGCTCCGGACATCTACGCGAAGGTCGTCGCGCACGTCCAGGACACCATGCGCGAGATGGCGAAGCTTCAGGAGCAGCAAGAGGCTGCGATGATGGTCGCTATGCAGCAGCAGGCTCTTGCCGGTCCCACCCAGGGGGGCGAGGCAGGCGGCAGGGGCTTTGCCGAACCAGGGCAAGCTCCCGGCTCGCCGAAGTTCCGCGGCCCCGCCAAGGGCGACGAGGTTCAGTCAGAGGCTACCCAGCAGGCTCCGAATGAGGGTGCCCAGTGAGCCAACTGGAAGATCGCATCGCTTCTCTGGAGCGAAGGTTGCGAATCGGCAAGGCGGTGGTGACGCTCAAGGCGTCGGCCGGGTGGGATGAGTTTGTCAAGCATGTCGTGGCAGAGCGGGAGCACTGGATTGAGAAGGCGCTTGACGCAGACGAGAAGAACAGGGACTATGTAGCTGGCTACTGCAACGGATTGGTTTCGATCGCGGACTTGATGATGTCAGTCGAAGAGCAAGTTTCTCGAATCCAATCCGAACTTCAGAGACTTTCTGGTGGCGACGTGAACAAAGATCCGATCGGTGGAATCAGGTGACCCATGGAGCATTCGAACAACGTTCCTTCTGGCGCAGGAGCCACGGCGACTTCTGCGAACGCGCGCCCTCTGAACCGCAAGGCAGGTGACGCGGACACTGCCGAGTTCGTGGCGTCCAAGACCCGCAGCCCCTACCACTCCACCGAGGGTGGCAACTACCACTACAAGGACCCGATGAACGGGTGGGGTGGCAGCGTCAACCGCGGGGATCCTGAGCGCGGGACGTATCCGTAGAACTCACGACGGCTCTTCCTGGGTGAGTGCCGTAAACAAACGAATCCAGGTCCATTTCGCTGCACGAAGCGACATTCGTGCAAACTTCAGAGCGAAGACGTTACGGAGTAGCTCACCGTGTCAGATAGCAATTTCAACGCGCGAGCAGATGAGGCAATGAGGGCAATGAAGACCCAGATGGGTCTTCCTTCCACCCTCGTTCCTGACGGTCCACCCCAACGGGCACCAGTGCCCGGAAGCTACGCAGAACAACTCCAGAAAGATCGGCAGGCACAAATGGCCCAACCACGGCCTTCGATGGGACGAAACACCGTCGAAACCGAGGAGCCATCAAGCGACAACGGAGGCGTCGCGCCCTCCAACCAGCCAGATAAAGAAGGAGAAGTTCAGCAAGGCGAAGATGGATCAGTTCCGTTCAAGGATCATCCGATCTACAACAGGTTTGCAGAGGTATCGAGAGAAAAGACCGCTTACAAGCGTGAGCTTGAGCAACTTCGTAAAGAGAGAGAAGAACGCGACTTGGATCTTGCGAAGGCAAGACAAGAAGCCGAGCAGTTGAAAGCCGAAAGGCAAAGACTTCTCGAACAACAGTTCGAAACTCTCCCTCCGGAGGAGCGTGCGGCCGTGATGGCTCGTTCAGAAGTGGAACGAGGTATTCAGGCTGCAGAGCAGCGCTTGGTTGAGAGGTTTGGCCCAATCTTTCGCACAGTGCAGGAAGATCGGCTACAACGGGAAGTCGAGAGAGTTGCTGGAAAATATCCAGCATTCGATTTCGACGTTCACATGCCCTTGATCCAAACGTTCAGGGAGCAGAACCCCGCTTGCTCTGTCGAGCACGCTTTTCGAGCCGTCGCTGAAGATCATGAGTTGGCCGTGAACGGTCGAACCGCGCGCAGGGTTCCCCCTCCGGTTGTAGTGCCTGGATCTCCAGTTGGTCAGAGAATGGATGCGTCTTCGTCCGAGGAAAAAGAGGAGCAACATCTCCAGCAGGGCGCTCAACGCCTTCGTGATGTAGCGTCCGCACCCGGCGCGGAGCAGCATTCTGTTCTTGGAACAGCAGCGGAGAGCATTCGGGACCGCTACAGCCGGCGGTGGGACCAACGCGGCTTCGGTAATCCGAGGAGATAATCCTCGTTCGAAGTGCGCGGAGGAGTTTTCCCCGTGCCTTTTGTCGGTTCGACCGGAGTTCTCAACTCGTTCGATGTTCGTGGTGGAAACCGCGAAGATCTTCTCGACATCATCACCAACATCAGCCCAATGGACACGATTCTTCTGTCTGGGCTGCAGAAGACCGTTGCGAGCAACATCATTCACGAGTGGCTGACGGACATCCTTGCCGCATTCGGTAATCCGAATCTTGGAGTCGCAGATGTCCAGGCGTTTGCCGAAGGATCGGACGCCAACTTCGCCACACTGACGCCGCGCAAGCGTCTGTGCAACTTCACGCACATCCTTCGCAGGACGTTCGACGTTTCGGATACCCAGCGTGACATCAACACTGCCGGCATCCGGGACGAATACGCCTACCAGGGCGCGAAGGCGACGAAGGAGCTTGCTCGATTCATCGAGTTCGCTCTCGTGCATTCCACCCGGCAGGAGCAGTTCGTCCAGGGCAACAGCGCTGTGGTGACGCCACGCCGCATGGACGGGATCCTGCAGTTCGCGACGCCAGGGTCGCCGACTTGCGGGACCACGTTGGGGCTCACGACGGACGAGCAGGGAACGCGCACGGTTGCCACGGGAACCTCACCGTCCAACTGCCTGGACGAGTGCATCCTGAACAACCACTTGCAGGAGATGTGGCGCAAGGGCGCCATGTTCAACACTGCGCTGGTTCCGGCGGCGCAGAAGCGTGCGTTCTCTGGCTTCGTGCTCAATCCGAACTCCCAGGTTCGCTACACGATTCCTGTCAACGAGAAGTCGGTGGTCCAGACGGTGGACTACTTCCAGAGCGACTTCGGAACGATTGTCGTCAAGCTGCATCGCTACCAGCCGGATGACACGGTGTATGTGGCAGAAATGAACATGCTGCGCATTGCCGTGTTGCGCCCAGTGCTCATGGTAGAGCTTGCCAAGCTGGGGTCTTCCAGCAAGGGTATGATCGAGTGGGAAGGCACGCTGGAGTGTCTTGCTCCGAATTCGACGGGGTTCATCGACAATCTCTGCACGACTCCTCCTGACTGCAGGTAGTAGCCGTGCGGCCGTGTCCACAGTGCGGGTCGCCGATGGAGCGAAGAGAGCTTCAGAGGATGACCCGGCTGTGGACATGTCAGAACACTGAGTGTGGTTTCACGCAGCACACGGTCCTTCAGTATGTCCACAAGGGGCATGGTTGAAGGAATTGCCACTCCTCTGAAGTTTCAGAGATTCCGGTCCAGATCGGTCAATCAGCAAGCCACAAGAGATGGAATGGCCCGGAAGCAATATTCATCGCCAGGTCTGACAGATTGAAGAGAAAGTTCAAGACAAGGAGAATCTAGATGGCTGCAAGCAATGGAAATCGGTGGACGAATCCAAACTTCGTTCCGCGATCGCAACGGTGGGCAGACATCAATCCAAGCGGGTTGATTCAAGCTGTCCGAACCGACACCAACAATCCAGTTGTGAATGGTGTTTCCTTTGGAAACAACGGAACTCTACTCACCGGGCTAGCTATTCGATTCGTTCTTCGCTCCACAAGATGGACCACATATCGCAGGAACCAGCGCTGGTCCACGATGCTCAAGACGCGAGGCTAGGCCGTGGCTCTTCGCAAGCACGGTGGGCTGAAAGAGATCCTGGAGACGGGCGAGGCCCCTGGCATGATCGTCCACGGCGATCGCAAGGGGAAGTCCTTCACTGACATCGACCCAAGGCACCGCGTCTGCGCGGACACTGGTGGTGGGGTCAAGGACGGAAAGCCGATCCCCGTTGGCAGCGCCACCCTGCACGGCATCGGGGAGCAGGAAGCCAGCAACCGTGAGCGCGCACACCAGAAGAACCTGGACAACATGCGCAAGGCGATCAAGTCCCAGGGTGGACAGAAGAAGACGAGCGGCGGATGGAAGCTGACGCATTCCATTCCATCGGAACTCTACTACGGAAAGATCAAGGAGACTGGAGACAAGAATTTTTGGAATGATCAAAAGAAGAGGGATGCCTCAGGCGGGAAGATGCCGGAGTGACAAATGGCTGCAACTGCAAGATTCGTTGACATGTTTGATAGAGCAGACGGTGAAATAGGAGACAATTATACAGTTGTCTGCGGAGATGTCGAACTTCTTGACGAGACTATTTGGCCAGTTGAAGTCATCCCAACCACGTCGCCAGACATAATCTCCAATTCGTCCCGCCAGAAGGTCCAGGCTCTCGTCACTGGCTCCACGATGGATGGGGCCAACTACGCCGCCAGGGCAGTTTTCTCACACCTGAAGGAACTGCCTGGAATCCAGCCAATCTCTCAGCTTCTCATCCAGGCAAACCTGGATCCTTCATTTACGATCCTTGCAAGAATGACCAAGGATCCATTGATCCTGGATCTTGAGAGATCAAGGATTGGTGGTTCTGCAAGGTCGTATGAATTCGATCCGGAATGCTACGATCAGGGGTATGGGCTTAGAGTCACATGCCATCGCAATGGATCGGCCCCAATTCTCAAGATCATCAAGTTCGCTCCGCCAGTAATTGGCCCAGGAGTGTCAGGTCCGCAGACATTGACAGAGGTTGACAAGGCAAGAGTCCTTGCTTCGTTCACTCTCACTGCAAACCATCTGCAATGCGAGACTGCTGGAGACGTTACAACTTATCGTGGGCTCGTTCAGGTGATTCGATTCAGGATTAGGAGAGCAGACGATCAAGTCATCCTGGAAGCCTACATCAACGATCGAAACCAGAATGTTCCGGTTTTGACGTTCACCGACAGGCAGAATCCGTTGTGGGGAGTCATCGGACTTTCAGGGTTCGAGTTCCTTCAGGCCACGCTTGTCACCCAGCCTGTAGGGACTTCACCATGGTCGCTTCGTGGCATCCCGCTCATGGCGTGCCACAAGTTCGAAGTGGAGACGATCAAGGACTTCGCAAGTCCATCGGTCACCACCCCAGAGAACTTCTACACGTATACTCGCGTGGCCCAGAGGGTTGCCCTTCTGGCAGAGAAGGACGGAGATACGATCTTCACAGCAACTCCAAAGACGAATGCAAGGTTGGCTGTATATCTTGATTTCGTCAGAGAGTGTGAGCAGGAGATTCTTCGCAAGGAGGGGTATTGGAAGTTCCTGGAAAGGACTGGAAGCTTCTTCTTGGTGGGAAATCAGGCAGAATACGAGCTTCCAGAAAACGTGTCGATGATCTACGGATTCCAGAGGCTTACAAGCCCGACACGTCCACTTCCAACTGTTCTTCAGAAAGAATTCCGAGAGTTTGTTCCGAACCCAGCACAAACGGGGTCAATCCCTCAAATTACCGTTGTATACGGAGAGGGACCGAACAATCGTCCCCTTGTGAGGCTTGCGAATACTCCAAGCTCGGACGCAGACGGGGTAGAGATCGTCTTCGACTACTATGCACGGTGGATCAATCCGTCTGAGCCTGACAGGGAGATCCCTCTCATCCCGCAGGAAGACATGGACGTGTTGATCTACGGAGCAGCTTCTCACGCTGGACCATTTGCAACTGCATCGCAGAAGGTTGTCCAGTGGGAAGCGCTGTATCAGAAGAAGCTTCAAGACATGGTTCGCAGGAACAACCGGAAGATGAACCGGCGGACGATCATGCGCCACGTCCTTGATACTCCGGATCCTTCGCTGACGAGCCTGTTCCCACTCACCAGGGCTGCTCAACTGTCACAGAACTTCTTCCTCCGGTGACGCTTGCCGGACCCGACTGAATTCCCGGTTCGCCCGCACGGCCAGCCCTGGCCTGGGCTCAGGAGCAAGCGCGGGCGTGTCACCACCCAGCGTCCGGGTGAGATGTCGGACTGTAGCAACGTCGAGATCCTGACGGATCTCTTGATGAAGCGCAGGGGTATCATCCGCGGACTGGACGAGTTCTTCGACAATCCTATCTGCGGACTGTTCGCATACTCCGATTTTTGCCAGAACGAATGGCTTCTCGTTGCCACGTCTGACGGAATCAACATTCGGCAGCCATTCACGCAGACAACTTTCCAGATTGCGGACTGCTATCCGTTTGACGAGTTTGCCGGAACAGGACTGCAAGCGCTGAATGGAGATGACTGGAAGTTTATTGGGACACATTTAGGAATCAATGGAAACGTCTGCGGGCTGAAGGCGACTGCGAGATCTTTCGCCAACTTCGACGTTGAGTCAGTAATCGACAGCTACACAGCTTCATGGTTCAAGGACGCTTGCAAGTCGAGCTATCAAGTCGAGTTGAATCTGGATATTCCGGACTCATCGCTTGAGCCTCACGTCGCTGCGATCATCAGGGGAGCACAGCGCGGATTTCAGTCTGGTGCATTCATCATGGGCGATTTCTTCCGAAGATCAAACCTGACATTCGGAAGGATCATGCACGTTGACGGGACTCGCGCAGTCAGAGAGGTTGCCACCATCGGACCATTCTCAGATGGGAATGGAGTCGGAACCATCGCCTATGACGAAGCGTCCCTCGTGGCGACGATCACATTCACCCCAGACGTTGGCTCGCCCGCCTCCTCGTCTTTCCCCTTCAATGGACTCAACAACGCAGAGTTCGGGCTAGCGACCGGCTTCTCTGTCTTCTTCATTGGGTCGCCTGGCGGTCAGCTTCGTCCGTCCTCGCTGGCTCCACCCAGCTTTGGGTTGGATGATATCCAGGGAGAGGGATCGTAATGCCTGTTCAGAACACAACTCTGAACGTTAGATATCCAAAGATTTGCAGATCCCATGCAAATGAAGTGTCAACCGTAGCGGTTGGCCCAGCCACAGCAGACGCAAGGCACGTGGCGTTCGTTAGACCGCGCGCCTACAGCAACGTTCAACAGGTGTGGCCCTGGGTGGAAGGGCGGGCTCCAAATACAATAGGGGCGGTTTGGAATGGGAAATTGTGGGTTGCCAGGACCGGAACCGGGCCAGGACTACCAGTCACATCGGTAGCTCCGACACCTGGGAGTGGAACAGGGTTTCAATACAACAATTTTGCTGTCAACACTGCAGACATTCTAGTTAGTGGACAGTCAGTAAGCCAATCATCGTTGGTTGAATATTTGTCTTCTGTTCCTTTATTCGATGCCCTCACAGCCCAATCGTTCCGAGATATCTGGAACAATGCGACAGAGAATCAGTATCTCATGTTGCAGTTTGGAGCACAGAGAACAGACGCTAGCGCTGGAGATCTTGTTCTTGGAAGCGCTGGAATCAGCGTTGTCCAGGCTCCAGATACGGTGAATAGAACCGTCACGCAAATCCCTATGTGGGATACGAATGACGGAACCACTGCCACTGGAGCGGATTACGAGGGATCCGCGATCGATGCAATCGCCAGGAGGCGCCGATTCAGGTGGAAGGCGTCTGAGTTTGAGAACGTAACTGCAGTCAGAATTGTTGCTTTCGTTCAGCTTGACGTTGGATCGCCAACTGGAAGCGTAGTGTTTAAGCTGAAGAACAATGCTGGATCAGATGTCTTCAGCCAGACATGCACAATTGGATCTTCAGTATTTAACGTTGGTCAAGTCATGGGTATGGTAGCTTTCAGGAGCACAGACCTGAAGGCGCTGCTTACCGACAACGAAGTCTACAACGTCTCTGTCAACCCGAGCAGCGCTGCATACTGGGCTCTCTCCTCACCAGGAAGGTGTCTCTACATCGTTCTTGAAGTGGAGCAGCAGTCTGGATTCTCAAGGACAACCACAGTCTACACTGCTCGACAGGCGAATAGTGGATACGCCACCACAGTTCCAATCAACACTGCGGTTGGAGGAGGAGATCTCTTTGCTCCTCTCTACTTCGCAAACGTAGCGAACCTTGTGAGACCCATGAGAGCATGGGCCATGATGCGCTCAGACACCGGCTCCGGTGTCAATATCCAGCTACGAAGTAGAGATGAAGACAAGTTCGAATCTGCAAGAACCTGCAACTTTGATGCTTCACCTGCTCTTCTCATCGGGAGCGGAGGGCCCACACACTCTCTCGTTGAGATCAACCTGGATGCAGCTTCATCTCTTGCTCTTCCGAATGGTTGCATTGGAGACAGGTCGTTCTACTTCAAGGCGCTTGGGGCATATGGCGGTGGCGGTGCATCTGACAGTGGGCTCTCGGGTGTCTTCCTTGCCATCTCGTTCGACGTTCCGACTGGACTCGCACCCAGCCTAGGGAACCTCTTTGCGGTTGGCGACTTTGATCCAATAGGCTGTGTCTCTACCGCAGCCGGCGGCGGAACGCCCGGCATCCTTCTGATTGGCAATGGAGCTGCCATTCCGAAGAAGTTTGATCCACAGGCTGGGGTCATACAGGATGCTGGGCTTCCGCAGCCTTTTGTAAATCACGCACCGTCTCCAGCAAACAGAATTGTTGACAACCACAATCCATCTCCAGGCGGACTTGGGCTGACGGCTGGCGCTGTCTACACATACGCCTATACATTCAAAAACTGTTGCACTGGAAAAGAAAGCAATCCGTCCGTTCCATTTACCGTTTCAACGGTCGGAGCAGTTCCAGCAGCTAAGGTAACTCTTGGATTTGCTGGAATGATGATTCCTAGCGACTCTCAGATTTGTGAAATCTGTATCTACAGGACTGTTGCAAATGGAGCGTTCCCGAATCTTGCAAAGGTAGGATGCTTCAATCCAGACGTTACCACAACGTTCGTTGACATGCTGTCCGACAACCAGTTGGACTTCATCAACGATTTCCTGTCTCAACTGAACAATCCTCCTCCTTGCGTTCCATATTTAATCTCTCACAAGAGGAGAATCTTCGGTGCAGGTGATATACCACTCACCAATCCGGCTGGCACAGTTTCAGTCCAGAACGGAAGCAAGGATGTAATTGGCGACTTTGATGTGCAGTGGGACCGCTGTCTTGAGGGGCGCTACATCCAAGTCCAGGGGGACTGCCGGAAGTATCAAATCCAGTTCATCCTCCCACCCAGCGTGGGAACTTCCCCAGCGATCAACGGCCTTCGGCTCTACGAGGAGTATGAAGGACCGTCCGCCGCCGGGCGCCTCTACACCATCTGCGGAGACGCGAACACGGTATACTACTCGGAGCCTGAGGAGCCAGAATACTGGCCCATCGTCAACCAGTTCCCAGTGGAGCCAGGAGACGGCGACTTCATCACAATGCTTGGGAGTTCCTATGACAGAATCATCATTGCAAAGCGAACAAAAACTTACGTGGCTGATTACCGAGAAATCCCGGCTACTGAAATTGTCGATCCGGCCAGAATTTCACCAGACATTGGATGCGTTGGGTCAAGAACATTTACTCAAGTTGAGAATTGGTCACTTTGGCTTGCTGACCGAGGGATCGCTCTATTTGATGGTAGAGGGGTGCAACATCTCCCTGTTTCGGATGGGATCTCCGACATCTTCATTGATCCTGACAGTCCACGCTACATGCGAAGAAACCGTAACGGACTCGTTCCTGAGGCGGTTGCTGTCAATTACCCAGTCCGACAACAAGTCTGGCTAGGGATCCCAACGATCCGAAGCAATCGTGGGTTCGACTGCATCATCGTCTGGGACTACAAGGAAGACACAGTAACTCTCTACGAGTTCTGCAACCAGTTCCTCAGCATGATCGTCGCCAAGGATTCAGAAGGAAATCCGAAAGTATACCTTGGAGATGACAAAGGTTTCGTCTGGGTTGCTGACACTGGCCACACGGACGGGGTTGGGACTCCAGGGAACACGGGGTCCGTGCGCGGCTTCATTACTTCCGCTTCAGACACCTTCAGCTTCTCCGACTCCTCGGCGACCTTCGTGGAGGGCGGGATCCCGGGGCTGGGTGGGCTGTCAGGCGCGGCAGGGCTGTCGCCGTTCTTGGACGAGCAGCCGCTAGGGATGGCTGGCGCGTGCGTCTACTTCCGCGACGCAGCCGGCTCCTTCACGGCTGCAGACGGCAGCAAGTGGGATCAGCGGACCGTTTGGGCTTCGACCAAGCAGCGCGTCTACTACACTCCACCCAGCGCGGCGCCACTGGATATTGGAACTGAATACATGCTTGGTCCGATCAACTGGTATGCAACGCTGAAGCCTTCGAACCTTGGAAAAGATTCTACACAGAAGAGAACGATTGATCTATTCCTAGTTCACGTTCCAGAAGAGTTTGACAGTCTTCTCAAGATTGAGTTCCTTCCTGACTTCGCTGCAGTGGATGAGAGAGCAGGGGCAATCTCTTCGGACGACACTGGTATTCCTGGAGACAGGACTATGTTGATGTCGAGTCCAAAGGGAAGACAGAACGTATCCATTGGTCGCATTAAGCACGCATACATGGGATACAAGCTGTCGAACTTCGCTCCAGAACAGCCGATCAGGGTCCTCAATGTTGTTCCAACGTTTGAGGAGATGGAAGAATGAGTGGCTCAATTTGCGTTCCTGGACCAGTAATCATCCCATTCACACAGAAAGATCCTCCTCAGTCTGAGCCTATCCAGACGGCAATCAATCTGATTCTTGGAGGATTCGAGAAGCATCGTAATTCGATTAATTGCACAAATGACAGAATCGATCAATTGATCGAAGGTGGGGCATCCCTCCTCACGAGCCTCAACAGTGGACCAAGAATCGGACCAAGGCCGAATCTTAACTTCATCGAAGGATCCAACGTAACTATACAGTTGAACGAAGATGGTCCGAACGATGAATTCGACCTTACGATCTCTGTTCCAGGGCTAACTGGAACAGTAACCAACGGATCAAACGTTGGGACTGGTGGAGCAGGAGTCGGACTTGTATTCAGGGACAAGACTGGGACCATTCTAAACTTCCGAGCGCTTGCTCCACTGTCACCACTTCTTGGCTTGACACTTGGAGATCAGGTTCTACTTGCGCTCGTTATAAATCCGGTTGGTGCAGGGGAAGCAGTTGGCAGCAACCGCCTCATCAGCGGAACTAGTCCAATCAGGATAAATGGTGGAGCGTCAAGCAACCTTCAAAGCGACATAACGGTAAGCTACGATTTCGCTCCAGCCACGATGACAGAGTTCTTCGATGAGTTCCTTGGAGGAGACGTAGACTTTACTCCTCTGGGCGGGTCTGTAAACAATGTTGGAAATGAGAACTGGTATGTATTGCTTGATACCGACAGCGTAGGAGCAACGGTTGCCATAGGAACCATTCCAGGGGAGAACGATCATCCAGGTATCAAGTATCTACAAGCAGCAGCAGCTACAGAGACTCCTGCATCCTCTCCGCGTTGCGACATATACCAAGATCTAGATTCTGTCTTGATTGAAGGTGGATGGATATTCGATTGGGTCATAAGGATCCCATTCTTCGAAACTAACACAACCAACTTCTTCATCGTTGTAAGGGTTGGATTTGGAGATGTCCTTACTGCAGACTTTGTTGATGGTGTCTACTTCGAAGCAGATCCTGTCCAGTCTACAAACTGGAGAATCAAGACATCCAGTAATTCATCTGCAACCGTAACGAACACTGGGACAGCTATTGCGAGCAATACTTGGTATCGACTGAGGGCGGTTGTCAACTCAGGCGCAACGTCTGTTGAATTCTTCATCAATGGAACTTCTGTTGGAACGATTGGATCCAACATTCCTACCGGTGCTGGTAGGCAGTGTGGCCCTATCCTGCAGCTTCTTGGCGACATCGGAACCGGCGGAGCGGCTGCCGGCAACATGCGTGTTCACTTCGATTCAGCTTACTACCGAAACAACGTTGGAATTTCCCGTTAACTGAGGCAAAACATGTTCGCGACGAATGACCATCTAACTCCACTTGGCGCAGGACCAGTTCAGGCCATGGCTCAGTTGCTCGACGAAGCTGCTAGAGGCTTCACGACTGAACAATCGGAGCGAGTTCGTGTCGCAATCGACGTTGCCGCAGCGGATCCGTCGGATGCAGCTAAGCAAGGAAACCTTCTTTACGAAGTCCTTGAAGTGTTCATAGAATACGCACTTGCAAACCCAAGCGCTGACGCTACAGGTGCAGAGAAGAAACCAAAGAAGTGACCCATGCCCTACGGCTCCGAGCAAATCCAGGCAGTGTCCGGTCAGGCAGCCACGTCCCGGTATACCGGGCGCAGCGCGCAGACCGGGCTGTCTTCTCTCACCCAGGCAGCGGGGATGCAGCCGGGGGCTGGGCAGCAGGCGCCCGGCCCGCAGGGTGGTGGGGGTGGCGCGGCTGGGGGTGGGCAGGCGCCGGCTGGGAACCAGTCCTTCCTGTCCATGGGCGCCATGGGCAGGGTTCCGCAGCCGGCCGCGGCTCAGGTTGGTTCTCCTCCACCCAGTATGCCGGGCACCACGTCTATCTCTGAACTCGGAAACTACCTTGGGAGGATGTATGGCATCGACATTGGTGGATCGGGCTTGTTCGATGAAGAAGGAACAGCGCTTCGCACTCCGAGAAATGCTGATGAAGCGGCTGCCTTCAATCTCATTTCACAACGCCTTGCAGATGAAAAAATGCGAGGATATGAGAAGAAGGCTGAATCGGCTCTTCAGCAGCAGCAAGGGCTTTTGCAGCGAGGCGGCAGGGGTTCTCTTGCTGCTTACACATCTGGAACGTATGGACAGATGGCACAGCTATACGCAAGCCGTCAAGTCAATCCTTCTGACTTTTCCTATTGGATTGCCAAAGAGTTCCAAGACAAACAAGAAGCACTCATTCGCGAGCAGATGAGGCAGCAGAAGAAAGCTGCGAAGCGTCGTGCCATTGGTGGCTACATCAAGATGGGACTTGGTATCGCTGGAGCCGCATTCACCGGCGGAGCCAGCCTTGCGTTGACTGCACAAGGCGCCGGTGAATCGGGGATGTTCTAATGCCTGAATACGGTGGAAAGCGTGGGCAGCAATCCGAAGCCGACATCGTTCAGCGTGGCGGACCTGGAGTCATCCAGGCAATGCAAGCGAAGGGCGCTGCAGAGGCAGACAAGATCGCTGCGACTGGCGAGATGATTACTGGCCCAGTCAATCAAGCGACGGAATACATCGAAAAGCGCGCAGGAGAGAAGCGAGCAAGTCAGTTCGAGATGGACAAGATGGGCTCGCAGCAGCAGTTCGAGCGCGAGATGCAGGGCGAGAAGTTCCAGGATCAGTCTTCCCTGCAGCAACAAGAAGGGCAGCAGCGCCAACAGAAACTCAAGATGGAGTTGGATGCAAGATCCAAGGAGCGTGAGCAGGAGCGTCAGTTCCAGGCCGCAACCGAAGGCAAGGTGACGTTCGACAAGGCGACCGGAACCTACCAGCCCACGGAGATGGCGAAGCAGACCAGGGTGGCAGAGCACAACCTCCTGAATGCGAAGCGCACGTCCATTCTTTCTGAGATTTCGCAGAACCGCCAGAAGTTCGATATGAACATGGCGGAAGCCAGAATGAAGTCTGGCACAGAGGCGGCGGAGCTTGAGGAGAAAGCAAAGCAGTCAATGATCGGAAGTATCGAGAAGCTTGCCGATCTTGAGCACAAGGCTCGTTCTTCTGCCATGCGTGGCGGTGGAGACAATCCGCTTGCCATGGGGCTCTCTCCTGAAGATGCCAAGAAGATGGGCTTCAGCGGTGGACAGCAAGGCCCAGAGCAGATGCAGCAGTTCGCAGAGCAGATGAAGACTGCTCGCAACGCACAGGCTTTCCAGCTTGCAGCCAAGACAGGAGACACAAGCTACATCGTTCCTGGAAGCAAGGAACAGATGATTATGACGAATCGCTGGATTCCTCAGGTCAGAAACTACCTGCAGAGTAATCCGATCATGCAGCAGATGGCCATGGAAAAAGGGCCACAGTTTGCCGGCAAGATGATTAACCGGCTAGCTGCCCAACTCACCATCATGGAACTGGCGGACCCAGACATCGCAGCCGCAGCGGCGCGATCGATGCAGTCCGGCGCTACCATGGGGGGAGAGCAGCAGTCGCAAGGAGCCCCAGGTGCCCAACAACCAGGATCTCAGCCTTCGTCCCAGCCAGGAACCCGCCCAGGCGGATCCGGCATCTCCATCCCCCGCGGGCGGTAGCTCGTCCTCCACCCAGCCGGCGCCTGGGGGCGGCATCGGTCAGGAGGCGCAGTCCAGGAGCGGCTCCTGGATCTGGGATCAACTCGGGCAAGGCAGGGCCAAGGCAGACGCGCTGGGTGGTCGCCTGAACGAGATCGAGGCGCTGGAAGACTCGGACCTGAAGGGCTTCCTTCGGTTCCATGAGTATGCCGGGCCAGACGAGAAGCTGCAGCAAGAGCAGCCCAATTCTCCTGCAGGAGAGATCCTGCGCGACGAGCACTCCCAGTTGATGGAGCGCTACGCAGAGGCAAAGAGGAAAGGAGAGAACTTCACTCCGCTGGCAGAGGAGTTCCTTGCCTTGTCCATGTCGGACGAGATCCTGCAGGATCATCTAGGAAACGACCCGATCACACAAAGCTTTCTTCCTGGCCAGCCTCCAGAGTTCGAAGGCTTGATGGCGGATCGGATCTTCCGCAACTTCAAGAAGCAGAGGAACAATGAATCCTCCATCATGGATCTTCAGGAGTGGGGACAGCTTCAGGAATGGTTGAATGCTAATCCTGGAGGCAGGTTTGAAAAGGCTCCGACTTATGCCAGTGAAGTCGATACAGCCGTGAGTCGAACGGATCGCCAAGTAGCAGCACAGCAGGAAATTGGAAGGATCCTGAATAGGCTGAACGAGGCATACCATACTGGGGTGAATCCAAAAGGATCCTTATACCAAGGACAACTCGTTGGTGAACATGCAAGAAAACTTGCCTCGCTGCAACTACCGCACTCGTTCGACGATGCTCCATTGTGGCACAAGCTTGGGGTAGGAGTCACGGAAGGCGCTGGGCTCGCGGCAATCAGGATCCACGACTTCAACACCAGCGTTGGAATGGACTCATTCTACGCTGCAGCCAAGCTCACGCGAGCGCTTTTTGCACCAGGAGCACCGCTCCCGGAGTGGATCGAGAACAACTACCACCCAGGCTCCATGGCGCTTGCGGCTGTCATCTCTCAGGAGATGGGCCTTGGTTCTGTTCCGTGGGACAACGAAAGTGGAATGCTCATCAACCAGAAGCAACTTGAGGATCGCGTCAATGAGTCGATCTGGTTGCAGGGAACATCCATCTTTAGTCACGTGGCTGGCTTCGTGGCGAACCCGATCCTGGGTGGCTCGACCATGGCAGCAGCGGGACGGGCTGGAGCCACGGCAGCCACCAAGGGGATCGGCTGGATCTTCGGCTCCCAGGTCGCCAAGCAGTATCCGAAGCTCGCTGCGCTCCTCGGAGCAACGGCCGGCATCTCTGCCTTCAGCGGGCTCAGCGCTGCGATCCACGAAGGATCCAAGGGGGAACTGAACGACGAAGGAGTAAGAGAATACGAGAAGTCAACGCTCAGTAATTTCGCAACTGGCTTTGCAACAGGACCACTGTATGTTCTCGCTGGCAAGATGGGCGGAAAGGCTGGGGATCTTCTCCTTCGCGCGCAAGCTCCAACGTGGCTTGCGAAAGCTGTGGGAGGCATTTTTGAGGGAGTAGGATTTGCGCACATGGAAGACTTGCAGCATGGCAAGGATTCCTTGACGTGGAACCTGATGCGCAATCCAACAAAGGATAACTTCGACAAATACATGATTCACGTTGGCGCGAACGCCATGGCTATGGGCCTGTTCCACATGGTTCACAGCAGCCCGCAACAACAGATGCGCGACAAGATCCTGAAGGAACATGGTGTTGACATCTTCTCCGATCTTCCAGAACTACAGAGAAAGGCGGCGGAAGAGAAGCAGTCTCGCCAGATCGTTCGCGCCTCGTTCGAGCAGGCTCAGGAGGGTGTCGCCAAGGAGCACAACCAGCCATCCATCATGGAGATGCTGCTCCCAAAGAAGACCGAGCGCGAAGCCTATGAGGAGCGGGTCAGGGCCATGGGGCGCCGCGGGCTCCAGGAGCAGGAGATCGAGGCAAAGACAGGGCTCGCTACCGAGCAACTGATTGCGCCAAAGGGAATCGAAGGTCGCCCGATGGCTCGCGACTTCCCCATGCGCATTCTGGAATGGAACAAGCGCAGGAATGCTGCAGGAGGAGCGTTCAAGGGCAGAGAGTTTGGTGGATACGTAATCCTTGGCGAAGATGCAGGAAAGCACGAAGTCAAGCCGCTTCGCGCAAAGCATGGTGAGCTTGGAAGGCTACACGTTGGAGAGCTATGGGCAGACGTAAATGCTGGCAAGAGAGCGGCATTTATCCATTCACATGACAACAATTCTTTCTTTTCTGGAGTCGATGCAGACCTTGGCATCTTTAGGGACATAGTTAAGGTGCATGGAGAAAAAGCTCAACAGCAAGGCTCTTCTGAGACTAGAATCCCATTTATCGTCGCTGGCACAGGAAGCTTCCTCGTTGGAACAAAGATTCCTGGAAGTCCGCTTGCTTCCGAAGCAGATATCGCGAAGGCTTTCAAGGCTGCGAGGACGCAAGCTCTGACGCTGAAGCATCAAGAGATGCATCGCATGATAAAAGAGAGGGAATCAGCAGGAGAAAAGATAGAATACGGCAAAGACTTCGATACGGCAGCAAAGCTAACGATTGACAGGGCTGAACTTGGAGCCACGACAAGTCCAGAAATATGGAATAAGGTTGGATTGGAGATGAATACATACACTCCATCCGAGTTCTATTCTTTGTGGCGCCACTATCTTGACGGCAACGCATGGGAAGTTAGCCCGGAAGCGGTCGGAGCGAAGCGCTCGCTTGGTGGGATCTATCCTGACGTGGGCGCGTTCCGTCCAGAGAAGATGCGCCGCACCGTCGTTTCTCCGGTTGAGAAGCAAGAACTTATGCGGGAACCAGACGCCGAAGGCTTCCGCCGCACAGCCAGCGAAATCACCGGCCAGGAGCTTCCACCCACCCAGGCCGGGACCATGCGCGCGAGCGAGGAACTGGGGGTGCCCAGGCCGGAACTGGTTGGCGCCAAGGAAGGCACCTACCACGCCGAGCCCGAGCTTCCCCATCCACCCAGCGAGGCCCGCGCCCCTGGCGTGCCCAGGGAGTCACCGCTCAAGGGCAAGCTGCCGCAGCCCGGTCCGAGCAAGCTGCAGGCCCTCTTCCACCGCGACCGCACCACCCAGCCCGGCGGTGGTGTCCTGGGCGCCCTGCGCTCGGGGATGCAGGCGACCCGCGCCTACATCAAGGACGTGTTCCACGGCCGGCGCAGCCTCATGGCGGACGTGCGGGCGGGCCGGCTGGGTGCGGCAGAGGCGATCGAGAAGCTGGGCTACCGGGCTCGATTCCGGCAGCTGGGCGAGTTCGAGGACCGCTTCGTGGCCGAAGTGGACCGGCTGGGGGTGGAAGTCGGAAACGCAGAGCGGACGGCAGGTGGGAGATTTTTCGATGCGCTGGCGCCCCTAGGATCGATCGCGGAGGGGTCAAAGGACCCAGGAGCCGCACAGGCCCTCCGCAAGCGATCTGCGGACGATTTGATGGAACTCCTTTACCTGAAGGACTTTGCAGCGTCCGCGGAACGTGGGGAGACGCTGCCCCTGGGGATCGAGCCCGGGGAAGTCAAGGCCCGCCTGGACGCGCTCCGGCCCACCCAGGAAGTCCTGCAGGCCGCAGCGAACGTGCGCGCCCTGCTCGACCAAGCCGGGGAGCAACTGGTGGCTCGTGGAGTCATCTCCCGTGAGCACCTGAAGCCTGACTACATGCCCCACCGGGTGGCAGACTTCTTCGATGCGTTCTCTTCCTTCACTCCAGGAAGAACGGTTGGCAAGCTTCGTGAAGCGTTCCGTGGCTACATGAAGGCTCGCAAGGGAAGCGAGAGGATGATCGACACGGATCCTGAAGCGGTGGTTGCCTACTTGACGCAGGTGCAGAAGGACAACGCTGTACATGACTTCATCGTTCGCAACGGTGAAGCAGTTCACAAGCGGATGATGGATGCTCTCGACGACGCAGGCATCCGAACTGACTGGGCAGACATGAAGCCAGAGGAGTGGAAGCAAGCGAGGCAAGATCTCCATGATAAAGGCATGGTTGTTTACGATTCTCGCGTTGGCGATCTTGGTCGTCGCAATCTTGCGCAGGATCCAGTCGCGCAGACGATCTATCGTGAGTTCTCTGACCGCGGCGAGATGTCTATGCCGGACATTCTCGAAGTTGGAAGAAACATCAAGCCAAACGCGGAAAAACAGGTCTATCTGGTTCCAAAGGAAGTGGCCGAACTTTGGAGCGACATTCGCGCACCCAAGAAAAGCCTCATCAACTCCCCAACACTGAACGCGATCCGCAGGCAGGTGGGCCAGTGGTTCAAGGCTCCTGCGCTCCGCGGAATCCTGGGCCTCAAGACCATCCCGCGCCAGGGCCGTAATCTCATCTCCGATGAAGGAGCGATCCTCTTCAAGAAGACAATCAGGGAAGCAATCGCTATCCACAGGAAGCTTCCAGAGTCTCACAGGATAATCAGATCATTAACGGATCCTGAGTGGGGAAAGAAGAACCTTACTCCAACAGAGCAAAGCCTCAAGCAAGAGATGCAGATTCACGGAACCATCTCTGGTGGAGAAACGTTCGAAGCGCTCGGGCCGGGTGGCGCAGTCAAGGACCACCCAGTCTTCAAGAAGATCTACGGCGACTGGGACAACTGGTGGAATCTCAAGAAGCACTACCAGGGCGACTACAAGTGGGTGCGAACCGTAGACACCTACAGCGAAAACATCTTCCGCGCTGCCGTGTGGCTTGCAGAGCGAAGCAAGCTCATCCGTGAAGGCATCGATGCGGAATCAGCGGCTCGCGCTGCGCACCTGGAGACAGGTCGAATCCTCGTCAACTACAACCACAACACTCCGCTCGAAGCGAACGTTCTGAATACGCTTGCGTTCCCGTTCTACACTTGGATCCGCCATCAGGTAACATCTACCGTAGCAGAAGGCTTGCGTCGTCCAGGCTCCATGGCAGCGAAGTATGGGACGATCCAGGCTGCGCTGATGGCCTGGAACTACATGATGGCGGAAGACGAGGAAAGCAAGTTCATCCAGCTTGGCCACCGAGGAGCGCAGACGCCACACTTCTGGCTTCCGTGGGTCAGAGATTCCGAGGGCAACCCGATGATGGTTTCATGGGAAATGCCAACGGACATGACGGCCAGATTCTTCGGGCTGGGTGGCGCCGGCAGCAAGCTTGGCGACTACCTGTGGGGGCACGGGGACGCGGACATCCTGTGGCGCGACCTTGCGACGGGCGGGATGGAGGAGTCCGCGCTCACGGGCGGCAAGTTCGCCCAGGACTGGATGGCGCCGTGGTTCCGGGCTGCCGGCGGGTGGATGGGCTTCCGCTCCAAGTTCGTGATGCCGGGCGAGCTAGCCGGCACCCAGGCCGAGAAGGCTCTCACCGCTGCTCGGCCGATCGCAGACGTGACAAGGCTCTTTGACGATCGCAGAAGCATCGCTCAGAAGGTCACTGACTTCATGCCGTTTGGAAAGTTCGTAGAACTTACGGAAGGTGTGCCAGCAGACAAGCGCGTCTTTGAGTTCTACGCGGGAAGACAGCAGAGACACGAGGCTCAGCTTAATCTGGAAGTTAAGCTCAATCTTCGGAAGATAGACAATGCGATCAAATCTGGCAATTGGGATAAGGCTAGAAGCCTTATCGAAGATGTATGGAACGATCAGGCAGACGATCTCGCACCACTCGGATACACGAAGCTTCATCTTGCGAACCGATTCTGGAATGCGCTGCAAAACAAGTGGCGTCGTGACATTTGGAACAAGATGCCTGGATCGGTGTCCGCTCGCTTCCACTCGCTGAACGATCAGCAGAAGATCGCAGCGCTCAGGGAAATGGGATTGCTCGAAGAGGTTGAGGAAGAAAAGTAGGCTAGCCTTGTCGCCGACTCCCTTCTCAGCAGCACACAAAGAGAAGAGTGATCGAAAGCTAGCCTACCAGCACAACTGATTCAGCGGCCGTCTCTCCGGCCTGTCACGGGGGTCCTGGATTTGAAAGGTAGCCGTCCCTCCTCAACTCTGCCAGGATCAGGCACGGGTCGGAGAGCCCCACTTTCCGCCGTGAGATGTTCAGGCGCTGCAGCGCCGACGGGGCATCTTGATTCGATCAGGCAGCCTTCTCCTTGCGGATGTGGCCACCGAACTTCAGGGCGAGTTCGTCCATGAGTGCCAGGACCGCCGCGGCAGCCTTGCGGATCTCCCCAGTGATGACATCATCCGGATCGTCCACGTTGATGAGCCGGCGCACGGAGCTTCGAGCGACGCCAAGCGCCTTCATCGTGGGAGAACCGAGCAGTTCCCTGTGCTCCATGCGGGCCTTCGCCCGGTTGAGCCGGCGCTCGTATTCCGCGATCACTTCCTGAGGGGACCGGCGAGCCCTCTTGGGTCCGCCACTCTTGTTCTTGCTAGCCATAGTGGAGGAAGTCTGCTACCCTGGAACCACTATGGCAAGAACAATCTTGGCGTTTCTTACGATTTTTCTCTTCGCTTCCTGCGCTGGAGTTACCCCAGATCCCACGAGGATGGCAGACAACGCGGCAGACTTCCGGGAGATCCGCGACAGTGGGATCCCTGCCGTGCAGCGCATCCTGGCCAGGAACAAGGCAGCCTACGAGTCTGGAGTAACTGCGCAGCAACTCGCGCTGGAGAGCGGGATTCCGCTCTTCCAAGTGGTGATGGAAACCTACGTCACGCCGAAGGCGTCAGTTTCGAATCCGTCGCGGGAGTGAACAGGAACGCAAGCTCCAGGATCCAGTCCTTGCGCGTGAGCGACTGGCCTTCCACCCAGCGAGCAGGTTCAAGCTGGTTGGCGAAGAAAAGCTTCTCTTCGGTGCCCTTGGACCAGATGAGAAAAGCAAAGCCGCCGACCCGCAATACCTCCTTGAGCGCCATAGCTTGGTGCTCAGGAATCCGGATTGTTGGCTTCTGGTAGCCCTCCTTGCATTCGATGGCTACCACCCTGCCCGACGACGTGTAGCCGAAGAAGTCGAAGCCGGTCTTCGCGGAGTGGGAGCCCTCCAGAACTTCTTGCTGGGTGCCACAGGTTGGGCAGTGGATCAGCCGCTTCTGGAGGAACACAGGCTCTGGCCACTTCCAGATGCGCGCGATTCCTTCACGCGCTAGGTGAGTTGCTGTCTTGGACACCAGTGCTTCCAGTTTCCCGCCGGGCTTCATGTGTTTTCTCCGCAAGCTTGTTGAGTAGATCGAAGTAAGCGTTCACCTTAACGCGGACAATCATCATCGAGTTGCCATCTTGGTAGGATTTCCAAGCTTCCTGCTCCAGTTCTGAAAGTCGATTGTATTCTTTCCGGAACAGTTCGTAGCAAGACTCCCAGAACGTTGGAACCCTGTCGAACCACTTCCGATCAAACGCTGTCAGGAGTGGATTGACTATAGATGTCCACTGGCTAATTTGTGTTGATTTCATCTAGATAGCATCCACAGTCAACACATTTAAGCCTCATGCTTGGATACATGGTTGCATATTGGTGAACATGAGGATTGGCTATTGAGTTCTTGATGAAGCGTTCAAGTTCTTTCTTCCTTCCTTTAATCTCGTTTTCCAATCCTTCGAATACCGCATTTTCGAAGGATTTTTTATCTACGAACTCAGCACACTCGCATCCTTGTTCTTCGCATTTCCACTGCATCCACCAGTGGTTCCAGTCTAGATGGCCGCAGACGCACTTCAACGCAGGAGCGGTCCCACTCCGCTGCGCAGCACATCCACCTGATGTGCGTTGCCATGGTCGATGAGATTCAGGAGCCAGGAACGTTGCGCGTCCTGCGCCTGAAATTTGCCGCGAGCCGCAGCTTCAAGAAGCTGCATCCGGTCCTGGCAGATAAGAAGGATGAGAAGGAATGTTTTCATTTGATTGCCAGCATGAAGATGTCGTAAACGATGACGAGAATCCACCACCCAGCCGCCGCTGCTAGCACAACGCAAGTAGCGACTGTGGCTCTGGGGCCCCAGGAATCGTCCGACCGAACCAGGCGTCTAGGGCCAGGATTCGACCCTTCCAGGTATCTGGCGAGTTCTTGATGAACAAGGCGACAGCGCTCACAGTGGCCCTTCCGATGTCCGTGAGGACATAGAGCCCAGGGCGGGAAACCTGCAGACCTTTCGCACCGATCATCCTGCTTATCCATGTCTCCACCCTGATACTGTTCATGTCGTTTGTCAAGCCGACAATTTCAGCGTAGATGTTTCGACCACATTCGCCCGCAAGGTGCTCGAACTTGTTCACGTCTTCTGAGCGCTCGATTGCGTGCCACAACATCCGTTCAATGATGAGAGGCTGTGGCGGCGCCTTCTTGATCCTGTTGGCGCTCCAGGAATCATAGCCCGACTGCGCCCACGTCTCCTCCAGGAACGCCTTGGCAACCTCCACGTGGCACTGCCGAACCACGCACTGGTTTGGGTCCACGTCGTGGCTGAAGCACAGGTTCGCCACGGCAATCCCGATGCGAAGGACGCTTCGCGCCTTCTCCGCCACCGTGAATAGCGGAAGATCCTGGCTGTAGGCGGTGGCCCACGTTTCCACGATTTCTTCCGCCTTGGTTTCCGCCTCTGGGTGGATGTGGATGCGTTCGGGTGGCATGTCCCAAGCCCTTCGCACCAGAGCGTTCGCTAGCGGATGTGTCCATTGATTCTGTGTCTTCTTCGTCGCCAACATAGGAGACGTTGACATAGCCATTCCCACGCACATGAAGTCTGTGCGCGCGATGGATTCGTCGGTTATGTAGAGATCCTTGATGACTTCGCACGGGTATGCGTAGTGAGCAAACCCTAGTTTCTGTGGGGGATTCGCCATCGTCACGAATCGAACGCGCGCCTGATACTTGATGTTGACAGCCTTCACAACTTCAAGAGTTCCGATGTCACGGGCGCTTTGTAGCTCCTGCATGACTTGATTCGTCTTATTGTGTGTATCGACGAGGCCATGGAGTTCATCAAGGATAAGTAGCTGGCCATCAAGGCGGGGAAAGAGTCCTGGCTTAGCGCGCCATCCGCCAGAGCTTCCGACTCCAGTTCGCTCCAAAGTGACAGTAATTCCCGCCTTAGATACTGAACTTTGAGCCGAAGCATACCTACCGAGCCCATACAGTTCCAGCAACCTTCGCGCCGTTGTTGTTTTTCCAGTTCTAGTGTATCCCACCAAACAGCAATCCACCCAGCCGCGCTCTGTTCGCCCGCTTGCTCGTGGCATCATCAGCGCGGAATGCGCAGCGATCTCGATTGCACGAGCCCATGGCATCCCCACGATTTCCGTGGAGTGCTCAGCAATCTGTGCTTCGCGAGCGTCCAGGTAACCAAGCACGTCTTCCGGCCGCTCCGCGTTCCAGGGAGTGATGGATCGCAGCGAATCGACGAACGGGCTGATGTTGAACGGCATCCTTTCCGCAGGCACAACCTTGGTGGCTTCCACGATCGGGCGCGCTTCCGTCAACTCAGGCGCCACCCAGCCCTCCACCAAGTGGTCCTTCGCTGCGGCCGGCTGGGTGGGAGACAGCACCGTCACTTCAACGTAGGGGTCATCTGAGTCGGTGGGCGGTCCTGCAGTCCAGAGCCATCTTGGCTGTGCCGGACTCTGTTCTTCCAGTTCTTGTATCTCAAAACCGGGACAGCCTGGGCCTGGGTGGAGCCACTGCTTGACGGATTTGTAGATATCTCCGGCAAGGAACAATCTGGCTGTGAGTCCTGGCGAGTCCTTGAGATTAATCTGACCGTCACCATGATCTCGTGAAAGCCTGCATGTGTCGCAGGCTCTGTGATTACCGATATCACATCGAATGGACAATTTGTCGTAGACAATGCGCGTGTCAAATTGGACACCAGCGACCGAAGCGACGAATCTGACAGCTTTTCCAACACAGTTTCCAAGAGAAGATACGGTGGCTTCGTGGTGGAATCTTTTCTTGGCTTCTCTGGTTTGCAGTAGTTCATTGCTCTCAACCTTTAGTTCCGTTAAATCTCTGCCGCCATTGCTCCACCAATCTCGGAAGTCCCCTTTTGGGTGCTTCGCTGGATCTAGTGGAACCCAGCGAACGAATACTTCGCACTTCCTGTCAATCAGCGCTGGGATGACTTTGTTGAACAAGTTCTGTTGGTTCTTGTTCTTCTCGTCCAGGCTGTCTTTTCCGTGGTAGACATCAAGGTCATAGACGATCTGCACCTTCCGGTCAGCGAACCACCCAGGGAGTCGATCGGCTATCAGCGGGGACCCGGCTCCTCCAGTCCAGGTGTAGGCCGCTAGTCCGAATTTGGTTCGAGCGACCAAGCAGTCCCACTCTCCCTCCATGAGCCAAAGTTCCTGATTGCTCTCTGGCGGAATCCATGCTGGCCACAAACAAATCGGACTTCCAGTTGGTGAATCCTTGGACGCTATAGGCCACCACTGCCAGCGAGGTTCCACTTTAGGTCCGCGCCAGATATGAGCGCGCGGAAGCAGCACTCCGGCAGCGTTCCAGCAAGGGAAAATAAGCCCGTTTTTAGTTCTTCCAATGCGAAATTGAGAAAGCTCTTCTGGGCCAAATCCGCGAGCGGCAAGTTCTCCGACATAGAAGTTTTTTGAACCCCACAGGTTGACTTCGAACTCATCAACCATCTCATCTGACAGGTTTTTCTCTTCTCTTTTCCCATCCTTTACATTTGGCTTCTCAAGTGAATAGAACTCCACAAGGAACATGCACGCTTCCCACGGCGTTCCTAGGTTCTTCTTCCTCTGTAGCCAATTGAATAGCTCTCCAGCGAATCCGCATTGATGACACTTCAGGAAACCTGTTCGACTATGGATTCCAGCGCTGCCTGATTTGTCAGTGCAGAGTGGGCATTTGATGCTGCACCACCCGTCATCGCGCTCCTGCAGAACTTCCACTTCCAAGCGTTCCATGGTCGGACGGAACTGCGAAGCGAAGACATCGCGGACGCGGGAGAACATTGACTCCTCCGGACGGTGGGCAAGGAAGGTCGCCCCGATCCACCGCTGTCGGCTCCTCGGGGCCACAGAGCCAGTGCCGTGGCCCTGGCCGGGGCGTTAGGCTTCGCCCTCTTCTACCGCGTCCTGCTTCAGCTTGCCAGCGGCTTGCGCGGCCTGCAGCATCTCGTTGAAGGCTCGGGCCTGGGTGCGCAGTTCCTCGCTCACGGGCAGGGTCTTGTCCCACGCGATCGCGGGCGCGTAGTATTCCGCCGGACGGCCGGTCGCGTCGATCCCCACCCGCTTCTTGATCTCCACGACCGTCGTGTATTGCCACCAGTTCACATGCTGTGATTGCTTGCTTGTGAGAAACTGGCGTGCATCCTTCTCGCTCGCTTTCCGGAAGCGAACTGCTAGCGGTCCGTCCTGGGTGGCAGCAATGAAGACGTGTGACATGCTGCAGAGCGGTGGAGTCTTCTTGTTCCATTGTGCGTATTGGCACGATTCGCAGTCACCGTAAACGGTTCCGTTCACGAGATCGAAGGACATGCAGCGCTCACGCTTCTCTGCATCCATCGGCCCAGATTCCATCATCGCGCGAGTCTTCTGATGGAAGACGATCACTACGTGTTGTGGGCTTTCCAGGGCCTTGTTCGTGTATGGATTCCAGAACTTCCCAGGCATTGCCTTGCCGGCTTTCACTTCGTCCGACATTCCCTGCAGGACTTTAAGCGTTGGAACGTAGAGATCGGTGGCTTCCACCATCGTATCGTCTACGTATGCCTCCGACTTCTGCAGTGCGTTGTCTTGCGGAACTGGCATGAGAGGGAACTTTTGTTCAGGTGACATAGCTAGTCTTCCTGCGCTGAGGGAGCCGCTTTCGCTGCTTCCCAATTTGTCACAGTGATTCCCGGGGAGTCGTCGAGCCTGAGGCATTCCGGGACATGCATCTTGCCCTTTTTGTTGTAGATGTCGCGGACGATCTCTCGCACGCGAGTTGGGATGAGTTCTTGCCTGACTAGATCAGCGGGCTCGTAACCCTCGCGCTGTAGCCAACCGAGAACTTCCTCGGTGTTGCCAAGAGTCAGGCTGAAATGCAGCCTTGGGGTGACAGCGAACGTGGCGCCGCATTGCGTCTTCTGGCTAGTGATCTCCGCTTCCATCATCCCTTCAATCAAGGCTCGCTCCGCTTTCGCAAGCTGCGCGTTGTTCTCCTTGACTGCATCCGCAAGCCCATCCTTCAGTGCGCGAATGCGGATGTATTCCTCGCGAAGTTGTTGAATGGTTGTCATTACATCTCCGTTTCACATGGAGAGTCTGTTTCTCCAAGAATTATGTCGCACATCAATCAAGGCTCCATTTGGAAGTTCATTCCAATTCTTCTCTATGAATTGATGTGCATTGAAGGAGATGCCACTATGACGCATTCGAGTGGGGAAACAGAACATTCTTCCACCTGGAACCTTCACGCACATAAGCGGGATGAACGTTCCCTTGTCCCTCAATTCGAACAGCTTCACTTCTATTGTTTCGCTCATACCGTCGCCTCAATTGCTTTTCTGAAATCGCCAAGAACCATCTTCGCCACTCCTTCCTTCTCACAAAGACGCTCGTGAAGTTTCTCTTCAATCGAGTCTTTGATGATCGGAAGGTAGACATTCACTGTTCCAGTCTGGCCAATGCGGTGAACTCGATCCTCTGCTTGCGAATTCACGGCGGGGCTCCAGTCACGCCCCCATAACACAACGTCCTGGGCAGCCGTCAGGTCGAAACCTTCGGCGATCTTGACTTGAATCAAGAACAGGCGAGTATCATCCGTCTGGAATTTGGTGATCCGATTGCCTCGCTCCGAGACTGGCGTATCGCCAATCATCTGCAATGGAGAGTGGTCCGCGAATCTTCCCCATGCTGCTTCCAGGCTCGCATTGAACCGGAAGAACGCCACGACCTTCTTCTTCTCCAGGTTCTCAAGTAGCTCTTCCAGCCACGCAAACTTCGGGTTCTCACGGAATATCCACCCCCCAGCGATGACTTCGTGCGGGCTGGGTGCGGACAGAGCTAGCTTGTCGGTCAGGGTCAGAGGGACGGGAGAAAGGAAGCCCTGGCAAATTTGTTCCAGGCGCATCGCGGCTTCCATCGCGGTCTTGGCTCGATTGTCGAGTATCGGCATCTCTCCACCCAGGTCCGAGAAATCGTAGAGCCACTTCTTCGCCATCTTCTCGTAGACTTCCCTGCTTCTCTTGTCGAAGTCCAGAGGAATGACGGAGTGAACCTTGTCCGGAAGATTCATCACGTCTTTTTTGAGCCTGCGGATTTGGATGGTTTCAAGGATCGATGCAAGTTCGGCTTCGTTTCTGGTTCCAACAGGCTTAAGGAATTTGCGAGGTCCAACAAACATTTCCTTCCGAATTTGATATCGGTCTTCGAACTCCCACCTGTTCCTCCATATCCCAGGTCGAACAAGAGAGACTTGAGAAAATAGATCGACGATTGTATTTCGAATGGGAGTCCCAGTGAGGAGTATGGTGTGTCTCGCTTTGAATTTCTGGCACGCTTTCGTCCGCTTGCTGCCCGAATCTTTGACATAGTGGGATTCGTCCAGAATGAGGAAGCCGCCCTTCACGAACTTGGCTAGATCTAGCACAAGTTCTGGGCGGCGAGAGAGAAGGTCGTAGTTGACGATGCGTGCAGCAGTGTGAACCGATCTATCGTTGTCGGTATAGCTTGATCCACTATCGACAACGAAGCTCTCAATCCCGTTAGCCTTGAGATCATTCTGCCACTTCCACTTGATGCTTGCTGGGCACACAACGAGCAATGGTTGTTCCACGCAGCATCGATAACAGGTGATGGCAACCTGGGTTTTCCCAAGGCCCATTTCATCTGCCAGGATGCCACGATGCTCCATTGAGGCAAGCCCGAAGACTGCTTGGACTTGGTGAGCAAAGAGAGGAAACGGAGAAGGCAGATTTTCGTGGTTTAGCGGCAGTGAATTCCCATGCACCGCCATGTAGATCTTCTGCGCATCGCACAGGAGCGCATCGCACATAGAACTGGCTGGACCACTCCACCCTCCAGGAGCGATTTCCTTGCTCAGAACTTGCGCGTTGTAGATGGACGCAGGAATGTATGCGATTCCCTTGTTCCACTTGACTCCTGGAAGTTTCTCCAGGAACGAAGAAGCAAAGCGTGGGGCGTCGCAAGTGAAACAATGCTCAGCAACGAGGTAGTCAATCATGGAAATAAAATGTGGGCGCCCCGGGAGCAACAGCAACCACTACAGGAGAGGAGGACCTAACGCTGCGGAGCGTCAGGAAGTTGCTGCGCTTGCGGGGGCGCCCACAAGATGTCATGTCCTGGGAGGAAAGAATCCCTGCATCATCAGCACCATCTCTCGGTGCCGGAAAACGCAAGAGTAGAGATCCTGGAACAAAGAGCAAGGGGTCACTACCCGCTGCTGGGTTCCGTCCTGACACACCCAGGTTGCCTCCAGGATGTTCTGCGGTGGGGCCGGCCGGCTTCCCTGTTGAGCCAGGGCCATCGCTGATCCCGCGGTCCCTACCCACACTAGCCCAGCTTGGGTGTCCACCCAGAACTCAGTCAGGGGCGCGGTCGCGGTTGAAGGCGGGGCTGGGTGGGTCGTCACCAGCGTCCAGTAGCCGTCGGCGTTGGGCACGAAAGCGACGACCGAGGAGAGAGGAATGGCTTCCTGTGCGCGAGCACAGAGACAGAGGAGAAAGAACGCAAGCAATCGAAGCATGAAGCACCGAGAACTTGAGTGAACCACCCGGGCAACGGGCGAAGGTGTCCGCGGTCGGTGGGTGGCGGAACGAGAGCCCTGGATACCAGAAGCCACAAAAAACGTCAACCCCCCTTGACAAAAACTTGTGATGGCTGCAAGCTTCCATCTTCTTGTGCCGCCGTGGTGGCATGGAACCACGGTCCGCACGTTCTGGGAGATGAGAAGTGAACGCTGCTCCCCGCTTCTTCCGGGCGGTGTGTAGCAGAGGGTGGCTGTAGGGCGGGCCAAAAAAACTTGGTCCGCCCTACTTTTTTGAAATCATGTGGTATGCTTCCGGAACCATGACAACCACCACGTTCGATTCTCACGCGGCTTCCCGCGAATACTTCAACCGTCCCGCGGACGAAGAGTTCTGCGACTTGGACAACCTGATTTCCGAAACGAAGCGCCGCCGCGATCGTTCCGAAGTGAAGGAACTTGACTTGTGCGGCGCAACAATCCGAGAAGCCGGAGAGACTTCGCCCATCCGCTTCGCCGGATATCCACTCACTCCCTGGGCATTCTCGCAGTTGTGCGCCCGCCTCTCTGCGCCTGCAGACTTCGTGCGCCAGTTGAATCCGGACACGATTCAACGGGTCTTGCGCGAGCGGCAGGCGCGGCGCGCGGGTGAGGAGAAGGAAGCGCCGATGGTGCGCGCTCTCATCACTGAACCGCCATTCGGCGGGCAGCCGGAAATCCGGGCGATCCTCACACCCCGCTACGAACGCGTGTGGGATACCGACCTGTTCTCCCGCGTGAAGCGCACGGTGGGAGACATTCTCAAGCCGGCCGGGACCATCGCTGGCCGCGGGAGTGCAGACGGCGGGGCCGGCCAGGGTGGGCAGTGGAGTGCGGGCGTGCGCGAGCGGAGTGGTATCTACTCATCCGATCGGAACACGTTCGCGTTTATGGTCAACCCCACCCCGCTTCCCGGCCCGGATGGCGGGGACCAACTTCTCTACCGAGGGACCATCATCGGGAACTCAGAGACGGGGGAGCGGAAGTGCTTCGCGTGGTTCTTCGCGTTCGATTCCATCTGTGCCAACCACATTATTTGGGGCGCAAGCGAGAAGATTCAAACCGTTGCATTCCGCCACATCGGAAAGAAGAGCGTCGACCGTGGCGTCCTGGAAATCGAGAGAATTCTTGAGACGTGGGCCGCAGTCCAGCCCGAAGAAGAACTCGACAAGATTCTCATGGCAAGCAAGACTCCGTTCTACGATCGGAACAAGCCCGACGAGCGGGAGCGGAAACTGCGGGCCAAGGGTTTCCCAGTCCACTTGATCGATGCATCGGACACCCACGCGGAGCATCGCGAGGAGATCCACGGAACCGATCGCTCAAGCTACTGGGGCGTGGTGTGCGGGATCACTCGGGCCGCACAAGAACTTCCGCACGCGGGAGAGCGGCTCGACATCGAATCGTGGGCGGGCGAGATGTTGCAGGAATGCCAATGACTGCGATACTTGATCTCAAATTCAAGCGCCTTGTTCGCCAAGCGCTGGTCTTGAAGGTGCTAGCCACGATGAAAGGAGAATCGGATTCTCATTCCTTGTGGTTCCAGGTGCAAGCAGTCGATGGCTCATTCTATGGGCCAACGTTCTACGGAGTGATTGCGGCGCTTGTTCGGAAGAACTTGGTAGCGGTTTCCAAGAGCACAACGCGAAAGTCCTGGTCTGTATACCATCTGACGATGGACGGACGACGAGCGCTGAAGAGGTTGTAACGGACCGCGATTCCCCTACTTCGCCGTCGGGGGAGCGTGGTCCTGGGGATAGGCTAGGTGCATGTTGCGCCTAGCCTTTCTCTTTGTGGTGGTGCTGGGTGGCTGTCAGAGCCGCACCCGGCCCCCGGTCAATTCGCTTGCGGTCCTGATGGAAGCGCTGCCCCCGCTCGGGCGGGTGAGCGCGCGCGCGGTGGCCCAGGAGTGGGTGCCGTGCTCACCCTCGGTTCTGGTCGTCGAGCAAGACCGCGGGTGGTTCCGGTGGCGGATGGACCCGGGCGCCGGGCTCCAGCGCCCCCAGACTGAACCGATGATCTTGGTCCTTTCCCCCTGGGTGGACAACATCCCATCGCCCGACTTGGCTTGTGGAAATCTCTTGGTCGGCGCCCCGTTCCTCATGCTGGAAACGGGGTTGCGCTCGTTCGGCAATCCTTGGAAACGTGTGGAGAACGTGCCCGATGAACTGCGCGGTTTCGAACTGCGCGCGCAAGCGTTCTCACCGATCCTGGTTGACTGGACGTTCCCGCTGGCCGTCACCAACGTTGTCGCGTTCACGCCGTGAGGGATGGAAAAAGTCGCAACCCGCTCGCCCTTGCGGTCTATTGCGCGAAGAGAGTGTGGCGTCCTAGTTGTCCATTCACGTTTGAAGATTGTGTATCTATCGGGCTATCTGAGTTGCTCATGTATCCCGATAGCAAGCGTCCGCTTGAGTATGTAATCATCGACGAGATACGCAAGTGGAATACAAGGAGTGCGAAGCGGCCGGTATCGTTGCGCAGCGGCCTTGGAGTTCATAGCCCGGACTGGGTGGGGGCAATGGATCGGTCGGAAGCGGTCGCCGTAGCCTTGGCGCGATTGAGCAAGCGCGATCGTTCCGTGTGGTGGTTGATTGCGAACGGCTACGCGAAGCAAGAGGTAGCGAAGCGATTCAATAGAAGCCCCGCGTGGGTTTCGTTGGTGCTGCGAAGGACGCGGGGCTTTCTGCGCGATTGCTTGCTGATGGCGCTAGCCTAGGCTCTGCGCGCGCGTCGGGTGGACAAGCTGTCAACGTCCGCCCCACGAGCCATCTTCCCCGAATTCCCTCCGCGGTTAGTTCTGGCAACCACGCTCATGTGTTGGGACTCCGTTAATGCAGAGCGCTGCACATTGCGAGCATCCAATACGCACGCCTTCCTTGAAAGGTATTGGCTCTGTCTTGTCAAAGCCTAAGTCCTTCATGCGCTGAGTCAGTGATGGCTTCTTCATGGTTCCACTACCATTGCCGTAGTTCCATACGTTGAATCGAGAGTGAAGTAATCACGCCGGCCGAATCTGTCCGGTCCTGCGCTCTCTTGGCTTCGTCAAGCGTTGCGTAGTCAACGCATGTGAACGTGCGCGTATCCCATTCATTTGGAGCGCTCATGCCTTGACTCTTTCTGGCATGATGACAAGCGACGGCTTGCTACCTTCAAGCCACAAGTAGACATTCCCGTGCTTGCACCCGCCGCGCACAAGTTTCCCGGTCCACTTCATTTTTGCGCACAGAGCGATTACCGCAAGGTCGTGTGCATCGTCCGAGGAAACCCCGTATTCGTAACCGATGGTCTTGCGGTTCCCGTCCATATCGTGGGCGACAATCCTCGCGCCTTTGTAATTCGTTGCTGGCAGGAACTTCGTGAATATGGCTTTCATTGTTCGTCGTCCATTTCTTCAAGCACTGCTCCCGATACGTTGAAATTCCCTACCTTCTCGCCGATTGTTCCAGCAACGTAGGCAAGGGCTTCCTCCGCTATTTCTCGGTCAGTGAATGGCCCGATGGATCCGATGGATCCGATGGATCCGATGGATCCGATGGATCCGATGGTGTGAGAGCCTTGTCCCTTGATGACTACAATGTATTTCATTTCAACGCTTCCAGAATGATGGCTCGCGTAGCTGGGTGGGTAGTGTGAGAGAGCAAGTCGCGCAATCCCTGGCGCCCGCGCGCCGTTCGCGCAAGGATCGTGGCAAGCTCCGAAAGAAGATGAATGGCTAGGTGTGTGTTCATGGCGTGTATCCAATGGCGTCGCGCAGGTCGGCGTCGCGCAGGTCGGCGTCGCGCAGGTCGGCGTCGCGCAGGTCGGCGTCGCGCAGGTCGGCGCCGTGCAGGTTGGCGCCGTGCAGGTCGGCGTCGCGCAGGTCGGCGTCGCTCAGGTCGGCGCCGTGCAGGTTGGCGCCGTGCAGGTCG